GTCTCGGCGGACATTAGTTGCTCGATCTTGGAAGCTTCTTCGGCCATGTATTTCGAGTAGATATCAACGAGCGAAGCATCGTAAGCTTTCAACGCAGCGATCGCTTTTGCGAAGTCGTCTTGATTGCCCATCGCAAATGACATCGCCCTGTGGATCATGACTCGCGACCCGTCAGCCATCAATCGATTCTGACCAGCAAGGAAAATCACGCTAGCCGCCGACGCTGCAAGGCTATCGTTGACCGTCGTTACTTCACCAGAATGCTTTTTGAGCGTGTTATAGATCGCGATGCCCTCATCGGCAAAACCGCCTGGGCTGTTGATGTGAACTGTAACCGGGCTTGACCCGAACGATTTAAGAGCCTCAGCCACGCCCTTTTGCGTGATCGGGTTTTCGTCCCAACCATCGCCGACGATGCCACTTAAAAGGATTTCGTTCGTTTCCGCGCGTACTTCGATCATTTTTGAGCCCCTTTCAGGTCAAAAACCCTGTTTTCCCACGATTTAACCTCAGTTTCGACAGCCTTTTGTAGGCTATTTCCACCATGTTTTACGGCCAATGCTGCGAGTATTTCGGTCGATTTTTCGCAGTGGATCCTTGCCAAATCTCGATCAAGCCCGATTGCTTCGATCTTGTCGGCAAGCTTGTTTTGCCATCGCGGATAGTTCTTTCCGATCCAAGCGACGAATTGAGCCTTTTTCGATGCGTTGATGGCGTTGTTCCCTTCGGTCTTAATCAGATCGCGAAGCATTTGTTCAACGGCTCGATCATTCCGAGAATCTTGCGAATCCTCTTGTTCGTCCTCTTGCTCATCCTCTGGGCTGTCCTCGACCTCATCGGCTGACTGTTCGCCCGTTGGTGTACTGATCGCAGGGTTAATAAACTCATCGCCGCCATCGTACGGATTGAGATCGAGTTTAGCCCGGCATTCATTCGGATTCATAATCCGCGATGCAATGGCCTTGCTGAAACTCTCCATCGTCGTTCGCAAGTCGGTACGGTACAAAGCCGCCGCATTAAATTTGAAATACACTTCGCCAGATCGTCGCTCTCTTGGAGTCCGTAGCTTGATATCGCATTGCTCCTCGAACTTGACCAACCAATGATCGAGACACTGAAGATACGCAAGTTGCTTTTGTTCCAGGCTGTTGTAGCTGACCGAATCTCCATCGCCCGGCATTCCTTCGAGCCCAAAGAGCATCCCCACCTCTTGACGGGTGAGCTTTTGCAACGCTGCGAACTGTGCATCGTTGTTATTCATGCTGACTGCATTGGCCTTGATACCCTCACGCAACAAGCCAGCCTTTGCTGAATTCTCCGAGCCTGCTTCGATCTTATTGAATTCGTCAATAAACTCTTTCGCATCCTCTGCTTTGCGGAATGCTGCTGGAGGTGCTTCAAGAAACAACTTGCCCCGAAATCCTCGACGCAGTTGGTTAAGCTTAAACCTCGTTTCCTCATAACCTGTCGCAAATGTTGCGTTTGCAATGTCAAGCAGTCCGAGACCTTCGACGCCATCCCAACTAAAGCCAGTAAGGTGCAAAACGTCGCTATCGTGGAAGATTAAGTATCCGTTCTTGTCAGTGTCGAACGTGTCGAAAAGATCCCTTTTGCTCTGGTTTTCCGGCTTGGTTATATGGTATTTTTCGCCCTCGTAGATGATCGTCCAAGTCGAATCCGGCATCATTGGAATTAACTCGGAGATACCGCGACTCGTTCGGATGATCGCCGCTCGACCGTTGCCCTTCATCAACGCATGACTAAGCATCTGTTCTTTGAACGTCGTTGGGGCTTGGATCTTGTTCGGTTGCTCTCGCAAAAGATAATATCCATCATGCTCGGTATCGTTGATCGATCCTTCACCGACCCTTCGCTTAACGTCGATAGGCAACCGCCCGAAGTCACCTGTCAATTTGTTGTGAGCATACCAAGCAGGAGGGACTCCAAGAGCATCGCGCAAACCGACCTTGCGACCACTCGAAAAAGAGTCGTCGTCAATGCCCATCCATCTAGCAAACACGCCAATTAAGCTCATCCCTGTTGCTCCTAAGTGATGTAAAGTTTACCAGACGAACGCTCAGGCTGCAAACTTGCAATCCTGTAGGCCATTATCGCCGCCACAATCGGGTCAATCTTGTCTTTTGATTTCGCTTTGTCAAACATCCATCGATCTTGCCGGTCTTTGCAAATCATCGCATTGTTCGCGCACCATCGCAGCAATCGAGACTCTTGAAAAACTAGCCGACCGTCTTGCATCAATTGAATAAAGTCTCTTATGGCTTCATTGAAATTGGCTTGGTTTTGAGCCATCCTTGCCGCTGTCGCTCCGACCTTGCCAAGCTTCTCGCCTAGTTGCTGACCGTTGTATGGATCGTATGCAACCGTATCAATTTCAAAGGCTTCAATTTCTTCAATCAGCGACTCAGTAAGATCCTCGATCGGATAGGCACACTTGAACAATTCTTCCGAGTGAATGAACTCTGCAAAAGGCATCGCCGATAAGTCACGCTTTGAATCTGCTGCGATAAAAGCTCGAGTCTTGACTTCGTACCGATAAATGACCTTGCCTTTATCGTCAACGCTGACCGGAAACCTGGCACAAAGAGCGTATGCTGCCAAGTCATCTCTCGATCCAAGGTCAACGCCTGCCCCAAGACCGTCGGCATCTTTCCAATCCGAATGAACGCCAACGCATCGATCAAACGCCGCTAGGTCAAAGGCTTTTTCCGTCGATGAAACGACGCCGTTTCCGTGGTATCGCTTAAATCGATTGCGACCTAGTGCCGTTGCTTTGCTTTCGTTCCATCGCTCTCGCAAGTAATCAAGTTTGACGGACACTCCTAAATTTGGATTGCTCTTGATCCAATTCGATTCTTCGCCTGGATCGTCTTGTTGGTCGATCTCATAAATCAACGCAAATAGCGTGTTGTCCGAGTGAATCCCGCTGACGACATTGACGGCGTAGTTGTATTCCTCAAGCCACAAGTGCGAATCGTCAGCACCGGCTGTTGTGATAATCAAGTGGAGCGGTTGCGAACGAGCCGCCGAGCCAGTGACCATCGTATCGTAAAACTTCCGATGGTACTCGCCCCATGCGTGAAGCTCATCCATGACGACGCAATGAGGATTGAGTCCGTCAAAAGGCTTTTCGCTCGATACCTTGCGAATGTAGCTGAGGTTGTGCTTAAACGTGATCGTTTCATTCTTAATGTCGGTGTACTTTTGGAGCGGTTGAGACTGATCGACCATCCGTTGGCATTCGCTGTAAACTACGTTTGCCTGTTCCTTTTTGGTAGCTGTCAAAAGGATCTGTCCGACCGCTTCTGGCTTACGAGTCTTTGGATCGATATCAGCCATCGCCAAGAAGTGACACAAGCCAGCAACGAGCGTTGACTTGCCATTCTTGCGAGCCATCGACCAATAGACTTTGCGGAATCGCCGAGATCCGTCCTCGATCCGCTTCCATCCGAAGATATTCCACAAGCCAAACAGCTGCCAATCTTCAAGGATCAAAGGTTTACCGGCGAATTCGCCAACCGAGTGACGCAAGACCAACGGAAAGAAATCGCAAACTAACTCGGCTTGCTTTGCATCGAAGTAATACGGAAAGTCATCAGTGCGTTGATGCTCTAAGTCTATTCGGTATCTGCGTACAGCATCCTTAACACGATCGCAAGCAACAATCTCGCCGCTTTCAATCGCATTGCAGTATTCTTCGACTCGTTGGCTCGTGCCTGATGCTATCAACCGCTTGCCCTCGCTAGCCACTCTTGGAACGGATCCTCCTCGTCTTTTTGTGGAGCTCGCAATCTTGTTCTGGCCGATGGAGTTAAGCCTAATTCAGCCTCACGCTTAAGGCATCGATCAGCGAACTTGTGAAACTGATTCGCCTCTGGCTTAGTTGTGATGCCTCCTCGCTCGGTCATGTCCGAGACTCGACCGCCCTTGATCGCTTCCCAAAGCGAAAGCATCATCGAGTAATCAAGACAATACCCTGCGATCAATCCCTGATCGGTAACGTGTAGCAAGTTCATCGACCTCAATTGTTCACAAACCCAAAGCCACCGAGCTTTCGCCGCTGGATCTGCTTCAACGATCTCGGGAATGGTTGGCTCGCCTAGTTGCGGTCTAGGCTCGTTGTGGTTGCGTCGCTGTGGATCCTTAACGAAAGCACCCTTAGCAATCTTGATCGCTGTAGCTTGTGGTTTTCGACCCTTGGTCATAAAAATCGAGCCTCAATCGCCTGAATTGCCAAATTTGCGGATAGTTTTGTTTGAGATCGCGAGCCATCGGAGCCGTGTACTATCAGACATTTTGATACCCCCGGATACCCTGAGCCCCTTCGAGCATCGCATCGTAACTGACCTCGCTCCACCGTTTAACGGCCATGCCTGCCACACTGTCGCCCTCTAGATCCTCGTGGCACTCTCGACACACAGCAAGCCAATTGGATCGCTCCATGCGTCTCTCAGGAGCCTTAGCGATCGATACTATATGGTGCATGTCTTTTGATGGCTTAGCACCTGTCGCACCGTAGAGCATGATGCACCGCTCGCACAATGGATGCTCTGCCCTATACCGCTCCGATGCCAATCGATGCACCTGATCGTAACCGGCTTGGGTTGTTGTTCCGGTTGGCTTGGTACGCTTTCCGGTGCAGTCACACCTATCCTTCACAATCTTTCCGCATCGACATAGCCTAGACATTGCTTGCAGCCTCCTGAACGGTTAGAACGCCCATAGCAATCACGCTAGAGCCCCCACCTGAGATGTCACGCATCGACCATCTGTACTGACCTAGGTTGCCTGTAACCGCTGTGGTAACCGCAACCGTGAAAGTCTGGCCCGATCGAGTAATCGAACCATTAGCCAGAGTGTAAACGTCAACGCCGTCTTGATCTTCGACAGTAAATTGAAGCGTCAAGGATGTCAACGTAAAGTCAGTCACAACGCTAACTGATCGAGACTCGTTGCGATAGAAGGTCAGTGTAGTCCCTGCAACACGCTCAGGAGTTGATGCTGAAACAGGATAGACATTGATTATCGGAGTGGTAATCGTATCGGTCTTTACCTTAACCTCGTTAAGGATATTCCCTGCCTGCGTCCCTGAGTACCCCGTCGAAAGATCAGTACTCCAAGGATTACCAGCCGCTCCTGAATCAATAAGAGCCTTGCCCGTTGTGCCTGCTGTTGTGTGACCGCTTGTAGGCTCGTCCCAAACACCATCGGCAACCGCTCCAGAAATTTCACTTAAGGTAAACGTCAGGTTCGGGATCATCATATACGCCGATGTCGTGTCAGGGACAGTTGCCCATTGACCTGTTGCCGATCTCGTACGGATCGTTGCAACTTTTGTTGAGCCGACATAATCCTCAACGAGCCCAACCTGATCCTGCCCCGTTCCGCTGCGAATGAATACAAGCTGCCCATTGTAAGCATCGTCACTTGCCGAAGCGCTTGCGTTGAGCGTGATCGTGGTCGATGTACCACCTTGTGCTAGCCCTTCATTGACTGAATTTCTACCCGCATCAGCAAGGATAACAAACTCGCTTGTGTTGTCTGGATTAACTCGCCAATCTCGATCAACTGTTGCAACCTTCGTCGAGCCGTTGTACTGCAGAATCAATCGAGCCTGCCCCGCTCCTGTTCCTGTCTCGATAAATATCAACCCAGGATCGTACTCGCCGTTAGTCGCACTTGCAGCCGCATCGAGTTGTATCTGATTGTTTCCCGTCCCTGGCCCCTGTGCTGTCCCTGCCCGCACGATAACGCTAGCCAACTGCCGCAA